AGTTACAAATGTACTTAGAACATGCCATTTTATAGTAGAAAGAATTAATGTATTAGGTCCTAATACTGCATTTAATACAATCCCAGTAACAGCAGTTAATGAATATTCATCTAGTGATCAAACAGCTGCTATAGTATCAGGAGCTACATTTGCCCATAACTTTCAAATTTCAGATTCATTTACTATGTTAGCATTCAATAGTGCAGATCTGATATCTGTAGGCTTTGGTTTTTCTGAAGTAGGTGGTGCATTTATACCAGCAGATTTTGACTTTAGCCTTACATGGAAAATTGTTGAAGAAGGAGCAGCATCGTAATCTTAAACAATTATTATATTTAATGTATAATAATAAATACACAAATAATGCAAAAGGATAATACTGAGGAAAACATACTAGGTGTGAATTCACCTTTACCTGGTGAGAAAACCGAAGAAGCAACAGATAGTAAATATTTTCAATGGATTAAAGGTGAAGATACTGGTACAGTAGTTAATATTAAAGATATAGATGATCAATGGATTAATTTTACCAACGGTCGTAGATTGGCTAAAGATCTTAGGGATGAATTTATTCAACCATTAGATGAAGAGCTTGCTAAAGAATTTATAAAAACTGAAGCACCGCCTACTTTACTATCCACACCAATCAGTGTAGCAGTTAGCAATGACGCACCAATTTCCGTAAAGCAAATTTCACCTATTAGAGTTTTATTTAATAAGCAAAAGAAAAATAATAAAGTAAAACTTCTTTTAGAATTTCCTATAAACATTCCAACAAAAGGCGTTTATGAATTAATGAGTACATCATTTGATAAAGAAGAGGTTGATGAAAAGTTACATGACTTTATTTCAGAGCAATTAGATGAAGATGAAATTACTGATTGTTTATTTGATAGTATTAAATCATTAATCGAGAGCAAGTACAAAGGCGAATAGCATACTTTATAACTAGTAATATATAATAAAATCAATCATATGAACGAGACTACAAATCAAAGAATACCAAATCGTAGCCAAAGAAGAAGGGCAATGAAACACCAAGGAATCTTAAAAATGAAAAGTAAATTATCATTAAAAGATTGGACCGAATTATGCAAACAAACAAGAGAAAAAGGTAATGAGATTCATGCTGCTAATGTTGATGCTTCTGAAAAATCTACTTATGCTGCATTAGAAGCTGCTGAGGTTATTCATATAAGTAGATGGAAAGAAGAAGGATATACAGATAAAGAAATAGAAAAATTAAGAGAAGCATATTCTCTTATAATGATTAAAGATAAATCTACATGGCATACTGATAAAAAAGTTGCAAGAAAAACAATCAAAGAATTAGCATCTAAATTATATAATAGAAAATCGTAAATGATTAAGATAGTTTTAGAACCTGCCAGGAATGGTGTAATTAAAAAAGTCATTGATGATAATCACGGTGGTGGTAAAGAACACTTTACTTCAACAGATGTTTATGAATCAAATGAAAATGATAAGAATCAATTTAGCTATATAAAAAGATTCTTTTTTGATTTATGCGATGATCTTGGTTTAGAGTTAGGTAGTAAATTTGATAAAAAAGTATTAGATATTAATACACAATGGGGAACTCACTATGAACCTACTGTTAAAGATATTGAATTTAAAATAAAAAGACTTAAGAGTGAGCTTAAGGAATTAGAAGAATGGAAGAACATATAGAATTTAATTTCATATACTCTAGTGATGCATTACGCGTTAAAACATTCTTAGGAAAAGTTCCTAGGAGTATTGAGTGTATAAATTATATGGATATATTTAACAAACTTACAAAAAACGACTTTTATCAATATGAACCATCTGATGCAGTAGTATCATCTTATTTAATGAGACAATTACAAAATGCAATAGGTCGTAATATTTCTACAACAATATTTTATGTTTTAGGAAATCTTAATAAAGAAACAGTTGGAGGAATACAGTCATATGTAGAATCACTTTCTGATAAACCTATTACTTATACAATTTATCATTCACCTGATATTACTGTCAACGGAACTGCAGAGCTATTCGATGACATAATAGAGTTTGAATGAAAACACACAGAATATTTAATAAAGGACAGAACGTATACTGCTTATTAGCATCTCATACTAATCCTAACATTCTTTTACCTGTTAAAGGTATTATACTTGATTCTAAATGGGATCCTGTAAATCCGCTATATCAAATTCGTATTATTAAGTTTTATGATAATATGAAATTTTTAAAACAACATTTCTTTGATATGAATTTTAGGCACTTGTTTGAAAACAGAGCCAGGAAGATGATTCTAAAGGCTGAAGATTTTAAAACTGCTAAGGTATTAGAGAATAGATTAAATGAAAAAGATAGAGAAAGATTTTATGTTGTCATAGAATCAGTAATGTGTACTAAAACAAAGGTTGGTCTTTCAGAATTATTTGAAAAGGTTCAACTATATATGATTTCTAAAAACTTAAAAGAAATTAGGGATATATCAACCCGGCCTTTTTTTAAAGGGCCACTATCATTAGATAGTCCTAAAGAATTTGATGCAAGGTATAAAAATAGCTGGTCAGATAAATTTGAAAAAAGTAACCTAGACATAGATAAGTATCTTAATAGCCTAGGTTAAATATATAATAAAAATAACCTATCTTTATGGCTTTTGATTTTTCTAATTCAGTTGAGAATATTAATGATGCAATGTACCCTAATCCGTTTAAAGCTAATCCTAATTTAGTAGGACCTTTTGGCGGTGAAGCTATTGGGTTTGCTAAAGGTGTTGGTGAATTATATAGTAGAAATTTTTACACTGGAGAAGGTACTGTGCCAGATGCTTCAACGGTCCCTAATGGCATGACTAATTCAAAATTAGCCAGTTCTTTAGCCAATAGGTATGCTTTATTTAATTTTACTGGATTTAATGGATCATTACCACAAAATACAAAAACTAATTATATTGATAGTCCAAATAATCCTTTAATGGGTGGAACAAACGCACAAAATGTTTCATTACCAAAGATCATAAATTATTTTGATGAAAATTATCCAAAGATAAGTTATAAACCATCAGATTTTTTATATTCTAAATATTACAAGAAAATTCCTGTTAATCATTTAATTACATTAAGAAGGTTTCCAACACCTATCACAGATAATATTTATAATTATAATATTAGGCCTAAAGATAGCGAAGATTCTGTTGATGGTACACAGGTTGCTGGTGTAACTGCAATAACCTACTTAGGAGAAACTGCTGGTAATACTTTAGAAGAACTTCTTAAAATGTCATTTGGTTTAAACTTTAAAGAATTAACAGCTGAAATGGAAGCTGTTGATACTGGCGGTGCAGGTGGTGGATATACGCAACAACCTTTTTATAATAAAATAGGTGGAATTGGTAGAGCTGTTTCTGATGCATCAAAAGGAGTAACACCAGGTGCTAAGTTTAGGGCACAAAATGGTGCAGGGACTTCAACTGCTGATAGGTTAGGTACTACTTATGCAAACTTTGTACTAGGTCCTATTAATGTAGTAGACAAGACAATGATTAGAGATAGAGGTTTAAAGTTTCAAAATGATATGAAATTACAATTTGAATATGAGCTTAAATCGTTGAGTTATGTTAATCCTAAAATAGCTATGATTGATATTATTAGTAATATGTTAACTATGACTACGAACAATGCTCAATTCTTTGGAGGTGGGCATAGATATTATGGTAGTGCTGGTTATGTAGGAAGTCAATTTGGAGATGTTAACAAATTAAGGAATGGTGATTTTTCTGGTTATATGGGGAGTGTTGTAAATGATGTAGAGAATGGTATGAAAGGTTTATTTGGCGATGCTAATGGTAACTTTGATGCAAACAGTATTGTTGATGGTTTAAAGAATGTTGGTAAAACATTATTAGGAAATATGCTTGGTGGCTTTTTAGGTAGCCAGGTTGGTGGCCAAACTGGTACACAGGCAACAAAAGCTTTTATTAGCGGTGAACCAACCGGTGATTGGCATGTTACTGTAGGTAATCCACTTAATCCAATTGTAATGATGGGTAATATGATATGTGATAATACAACAATGACACTAGGCCAAGGATTAGGATACGATGATTTTCCAATGGAAGTTAAATTTGAATTAGATTTAAAACATGGTAAGCCAAGAGATAAAGGTGATATAGAAAATATGTTTAATGCTGGACAAGGTAGAATATATGCATCAGCTGCAAATGTTGAGGATGTTTTAAATTTAGCAGGTAAAGAAACTGAAACTTATGGATCTGTCCCTGATGTAGGAACTAGTAGTTTACAACCGTCTGCTAACCAAGCACCTGCCGCATCATTTACAAATGAACAGATTAGTAATATTAATAACAGGACAGCAGCATCATCCCCACAAGCCCAAGCAACATCAGGGGAGTATGTTAGTAATTTAACACAAATGTTAATTGACTCATAAAAGAAAAATTTAAATATGAACATTAAATCTCTTACACTTAAAAATAAGTTGTCAATCGAAAAAACTGGAGAACAGTATTTTGATTTAACTGCGCCATCATTTAAATATAGAAGAGAGCTAGGTGTAAAAGCTTTACATTATGTTACGCAGGATCAGGTAGGCCGAATTGATAAAATATCAGAAAAGTATTTTGGAACAGGCCAATACATAGATGCTATCTGTGTAATCAATAATATATTTAATCCATTTAGTGTTAATGAAGGTGACATTTTAGCAATACCTCAATTAAAAAATGAAAACCTTGTTTACAAAAGACCTAATCCAGCATCAAGACCAAGTGCTACATTAGCTCAGTATGTTAACACTGAACAACAAAGTGAAATTGATCAATCAAGAATACAAAGATTAATACAAAAAGCAAAAACTAAAAAGACTGGAGTTAAAGCTCCAATACCACCTAATATGTTACAGCAAGGACAAGCTGCTAAAGTATTCGAAGGTGGCAAAATTAAATTAGGAGCAAATTTACCAACTAGAAATAGTACTAACACAGAATCATAAGGTATGTCAAATAGCACAGTTGAAAGAAATATATTAACAGTTATAGAACCTGCTATTCTATTGGATCCAATGGAAATATTAGATGTAGAGAGTGATAGCCAAAATTCTGATGATGGAACTATAAAAGAAAAACCTTCAAAGTTTTCTTCTGTTGTACCAGATATTAGAATAAACGGTTATGATGTTCAGATGGATAGATTAAATTTCTTTTCATTACAGAATGATTCTTTTTATCCAGAAATTAGAATTCAGTTTTCAGATGTAGATGGTTTATTTACAGCAAGGTTTTATCCTAAAGATGGTGATTTAATACAATTAAATATTAGGTCACAAGGTGATGAAACAACATTTAAGCCAATAAGAATTGATTTTACAATAGATGACTGTAAGCCTGTTGGTGGTGGGGGTGGTGTTGCTGCTAATGAATACTTAATAGAAGGTAAAATGTTTGTTCCTAACTTATTTACTGAAAAGGTAGAATATGAAGAAGAAGTTACAAGCTGGGATGCTTTATTAAATATTTCAGAAAGATTACAATTAGGGTATGCATCAAATGTTGAAGAGACAGCAGATGTAATGACTTGGACTAATCCTAATGATACAACAGAATCATTTATTAAAGATATTGTTGCAAATAGCTACCTTAGTGACGAAACGTTTTTTACTGCATACATTGATCCTTATTATTATTTAACTATGGTTGATGTTAATAGATTGTTTAGCCAAGAAGGAGCAATAGAAGCTAGCCTTGATTTTAGTCAAAATGCTGGTGATACTATGGGAGCAAATGGTAATGATGGCCAAACGGAAGAATCATTTCCTAATTACTTAAGTAATTTAGTTCAGATGCAAGGAGGGGCTAGATATATTTCTAAACACCAAATGGTAAATAATAGTGGAGAAATAACTAAAGCAAACGGCTATAAAAGATATACTCAGTATTGGGACCTAGAGGCTAAAGAATGGGTTAGTGAATTTGTAGATCCTCTAACTAATGATACACCAGGAATGCTTCCTGCTACTAAAGGTAGATTAGTAGACGGTGAAGTAGAAGGCCCAAGAAATAACCAAGTTAAATATAAATATTTAGGTACACAAGGAGATAACGTGCATGCGGAATATTCACATGCAACAGTTCAAAATTATCAAAATATAACTGAGATTAATAAAATGGGAATGACTATAGAATTAGATACAGTTAATCCTGCTTTAGTAAGATACAGTAGAATTTATTGTCAAATATTAGAATATGGTAGCCCTATTAAAAATGTATTATTAGCTCCAGGGCAAGATCAAATTGAAGGAGAAGAGGCTCCACAGACTAGATCAGGTGGTGATGATGAAAATGACCCGGCATCAGAAAATGGTGTTGTAAATGAATACTTAACAGGGTTTTATGTTATTGCTGGTGTAGAATGGATATTAACAAAACCAGGACCTGTCAGAATGAAATTAAAATTACAGCGCCGAGAGTTTACTCCAACAACCTAAATAAATATAAAAACAAAAGAATATGGCAACTAATGGAAATAATAATCAGGCTAATGAGTTAGGGAATCCCTTTACTGCTGCAGGTATTGGTGGGTCTGCTTTAAGTGGTGGTTCATTTCCAACTGCTTATGGTTTTGCTAAGAAATTTGTAGATGCTAAAAGTGTTTATGGAAGTGGTAATAATGGAGTTACATCAATAGATGATCCTACTTATTTAGGTTTTGAATTAATGTTTGATATATCATCACCATTATTTAATGGTACAAGCTCAGGAGATCCTGGTATAGATGACGGTGGTAGCAGTAGTGATTACCCATCAACACCTTCAGCTATAGGTTATCTTAATAAGATTGGCCAAGCAAACAGAGTTCAATATTTAAAATCATTCTGCCAAGGGATGTTAGAAATACAAAGAACAAGACCTTATTATTTTCAAACAATTTCTGGATTAGTAGAAGCATTTCAAAAATCTACTGATTTTGCAATAGACCCTTTTACTGGAAGTACCGGAGCAGATGGTATTGCTGTTGGTTGTTTAGAAGCTTTAGATTTAAAGATAACTGCTTTATTTAATATGTATAGAATGGCAGTGTATGACATGAGATACAAAAGATTTGTTGTACCTAAGAATTTGTGCAGGTTTGATATTTATATTAATGTACATGAAATAAGAAAATTTAGAGCTACAGTAGCGGCAAGCGGTGCAGATGCTAAAACTTATGGTAATGTACCAGAGGCAGGTAATACAAATTCTGCCGGAGCCGATACTGCCTCAGTTACTAATGAAAATACTTCTCAGATTAGATTTAAGTTTACTGAGTGTATGTTTGATGTTGCTGCTAGTGGTAAAGTTTTTGATGGTGTTACAAACAGTGGTGGTGAAATTGCTACTACTGAATTAAAGTTTGGTTATAGTACATTAGAATTAATATCTCAATATTCTGGATTTGCAAGTGCAATGGAAGAAGATAAACAGCAGACTTCTAGTTCTCCTGGTATGGATAATAAGCAAAAAAGTTTCCTTAAAAGTAAATTAGATGAAGTTGCAAATAAAGCTGCTGCTGTAGGTGATACTGCATTAGCTAATCTTAAAGCAGCACCAGGTAGAGTTTTGGATGCAGCACAAGCAAGAATAGGTGGTTTAATTGATAGCGCAGTATTAGGGAATGTTTTTGGTTTGCAAAATCAAATATTAGGTGCACTAACTAACCCAGGTGTAATTAATGCTGCACTAGGCGCAGCTATACAAGGAGGACTAGGTGGTGCAGGTGGATCTATATCAACTAATTTAGGTGATGCTGCATTTGACCCAGCAGTAGCTCCAGGTAATTCATTAACAGGAAATCAACAAGTGTTTGATCCATCGACAAATACACTCGGTGGCTTAGGCGCGTCAAACGTATTTGGTCCATCAGGGCCTTCAAATAATTCTGCGTTAAATTCTGAAAACATATTTGATTAATGGCAAAGGTAGATCCAACAAATTTTAATGCAGATGATTTAAGAACTACTCAGTGGGTAGGTATTGTCGAAGATACTGTAGATGATATCTTTGAAGGGAGATGTAAGATTAGAGTATATGGAAAAATGAATGATCGTGTAGATCCTGAAGATCCTGAAAGTGCGTATGTAATTCCTACACTTTCATTGCCATGGGCTAGGCCTCATCAATTAATGTATGGTGGTAGTGCAACAGGTAGTGGCAAATTTGAAATCCCTAAACTAGGATCTATTGTTAGGGTTACATTTGATAATGGAAATCAATACCAACCAGTTTATCATGAAAACATTTATCCTTCAGATGAAACAAAAGGAGAGATAGAAGCATCATACCAAAATTCACATGTATTAATATATGATACTGCATTCGGTTTAACTGGTGAGTTACAGGATGGCGTTTCTGAGGTAACAAATGAAAGAGAAGGTGAACATGTTAAAGTTTTCTTTACTGAGGAAAAAGGTTTAATGATGGATTATACAACAACAGAAGGTCCAACTACAGTTAATATAAAACCAGATAATTCAGTTGAAATAATAAATGCAAACGGGGATACTGTTGTAATGCTTAACGATGGAAATATAACATTTACTCATTCTGCAGATGTTAACATAAATTGTGTTAATGCAACGATTACAGCTAGTGGTGAAACTCATATAAATTCGCCAAGAATCAAATTAGGAGAAGCTGCTGCTGAGGCTGTTATTAAAGGAGATACTTTTGCAGGAATATTTGATGCACATACTCATGTTGGTAATTTAGGTGCTCCCACTAGTCCACCTATGTCTGTTACTGCACCTTCACTAAGTGCAAAGAATACAACTGACTAATATATAAACTATAAATTAATATTTTAAAAGATGCCATTAATTCCACCTATTTTAAACACTGCATTAACTAGCGCGTTCTCCGCTGCTATGTATGACTTTATTACTGTATCAGCACAACCTGGTACTAATGATGGTGTTGATAAATCGGCTTTGGCTATTTCAACTGCATCCGCAACCTTTGCAAGTATTGCTGGGCCAGCTATAGATGCTTACATAAGATCACAACTTATAATTTTACCACCAGGACAGGCCGTTGCTACTGCAGGATCACCATCAGCACAAGTTGGAGCAACAACTGCTCCTTCACCACCAGCTATTATTACATAATCTTAAACAATCTACATAAGCCTGTGTATAACAATTAAATATGCTAGGTGTAATATATAATCTATAATAACCACTCTTAAAAATAAAAAAATGACCGAACAAGAAATCACCATTCAATTAAGTGATGATCCATTTGATACAAAGAAAGTAAAAGTCCAAGTACCAGAAGGTACAAAGTTAATGTGTAATGAAGCATATGCTGCTGATGCATTATCATTATATGGAATTACAGATTCACAAGCTGCAAAAACTCAACTAATAGAAGATAATATTGGTTATATAACTAGAGGTTATATTTCTTTTATATCTAAGGATGGCGAAAGGGCTCTTGTTGATATTGAATCCAAATACACTGCTTACTGTAGTCTTACTAAAGAACCTGATTATATTGTAGAACAATTAGAGGTTGGTATGGAAATTGATGTTAAGATTAAAACTAACAAAAAAACTGGTGATGTTATTGCTTCTATATCAGATGCAATAAGAGAAGTTAAATTAAAAGAAATTAAAGAAGCTATAGGAAATTCTTCAGTTGGATTTACTGCTAAGGTTAAAGAATTAATACACGGTGGATACTGGGTAGACGTTGCAGGTATTAAATGCTTTATGCCAGGTTCTTTAGCAGGATTAAATAAGCTTCATAATTTTGAGGCTATCGTTGGTAAAGATATTGTGGTTATGCCAATTACATTCTCTAGAGAAAAAGATACAATTGTAGTATCTCATAGAGAATATTTAAGAACAATGATTCCAATTACTATTGATAAATTAAATGAAACTATTAAAGAACCTAGAATTGGTTTTGTAACAGGTACTACTAAATTTGGCGTGTTTGCTGAGTTTGACGAATGTTTAACTGGACTAATTCCTAGAGCTGAATTAAGCGAAGATTTCCAAAAGAAATTAGATGATAGAGATATCAAACCTGGTGATGAAATTGAATTCTGGGCTAAGGAAGTTATATCTGATAGAAAAATTATATTAAGCCAACTAGGTCCTAAAATTGATTTATGGGATGGCGTAGATGAAAAATATAAACCTATGATGATCACTGAAGGTAAGGTTACAAAAATAACTTCATACGGTGCATTTGTTGAATTAGAAAAAGGTATTAGTGGGTTAATACATAAATCTAAATTAAAAGGTGCAGATCTAACTAAAGGAGATACTATAAATATAAAAATCGGTAGTGTAAATGTTAGTGATCGTAAGATTACAATGAACATAGCATAACATATTCCTGGTTTGAATATATAAACAAATCAGGAACTACATGTATACTAACGAACAGCTAAATGCCATATACTCATCCAAGATTGGATTAGAATTTGAATTCTTTGCAAATGAAGCATTAGACGAAGTAAAATATAACTTATCTAATGCATTAAATAAGCAAATTAAAATTGAAGAAAAGGCTCATAGTGAATTTACACCTACAGATGAAATATTTAAATTAGAGCCTGACAACTCTGGTGGAACTGGGATGATTGAATTAGTTACAGGACCAATGCCATTTGTTGAATCAAAACTTATCATAGCTAAAACTTTAAAATGGATTCGTGAAAATGGATCTACTAATGAGAGATGCAGTATTCATATTAATGTTGCATTTGATGGAAAGAAACTTGGTACACCTACAAATGTGTCTTCTTTAGATATTGGTAAATTTGTACTTAACTTTAATGAAGATGCTGTATATGAAGCATTTCCAAATAGAAAAGATTCTGTTTACGCTAAATCTATTAAATTTATTGTACCATTGAGTGATATGACTCAACCTTCCCCAGCAACTATTTCATGGAGAAATTATATGTTTGTTTCTGAAAAATATTATGGTGTAAACTTTTCTAAGATACCTAAAAATTATATAGAATTTAGATATTTAGGTGGAAAGGATTATGAAAAGAAGTATAACACAATTATGAATATGACAGAACATTTTGTATTGTCATTATATGATTCTTTAGTAAATCCAAAATATAACCAAAAAGATCTTAAAGTATTAGAAACTATTTTAGAAAAACATAGTGGTGTAGTAGACTCATATAAAGACTATCAAACATTTAAAAAGAAATTTCCTAAAATACATTTAATGGTAGATCTAAAAACAGCCGATCAAATAGTAGAAACATTTTATCCTAAAATGAGAGAAAAGATATTTGAACTTTTAACTAAAGCTGGATTAAAAGAAGGTTTAATTAATTATGATGCTGATAGTGGCAGGATGCAACTTAAGAATGCCGAGTTAATGAAATGTTTTGAAATAAAAGGTATAGATATTGTTGATAGTAAAGTACAAGGTAACATTTTAAACTGTGATATATTTAGTTCTGAATTAATTAACTCTTCATTATTTGAAAGTAATATTTTTGGTGCAACTGATGTTAGTGATTCTAAAATAGAGGATTCTTATGTAAGTAAAAATGTAATGTGTAAAGATTCATATGTATTTGGCGTAAGAGGAATATTCAGTGGTGAAATGGAAGGTGGCATTTTTAGAAAAGGTAGAGCTACAGAAATGGCGAGATTTGAAAATACCGAAATAATTGAAATAGAAAAAATATAAAATAAGATGGCTAATAAGAATACTTATTGTAATGATCCTGATGAAGCTGCATGCTTAGATGCATTAATAAAATTAATTAATGATGATCTTACTATTGCATGCCAAATACCGTTTACTGTTCCTAAGAAAGAATTAAACAATATTATACAAAGAGCAAAGCAATATTTTTACAAGATATACGAAGATAGTGTAGAGCAAATGTATATTGCTTTACCAGCAGGTGCTGTAAATAAAGCTGATTTTAAACAAGGAGTTCCTTATGGTACTGGTGCAGCTAATGAAACTATAACTAATAAAAAAAATCTTGCTAACCCAAGAGGTATAGTTCAAATGCCTTCCAGAGTTTATTCAGTAAATGATGTATTTGAAATTGGTGGATTTAGTGGAGAAGATGGTGGTTTTGGTAGTACTAGTTTTAATGCAGGAGATGTAGATTTTTCAATTGATAAATTTATTTATGATGATGTTTATGGTGCTGGTATTGGGAGTGAAAATTTAATGTATTATGTAGTTAATTCATTATTTATGGATAATGCAAGACAAGTTCTTTTACCACAAATATCATATACTTTTAATAGATTAACTAAAAAGTTTAGATTCCAAGGGCAGTTACCAAGAAATGCAGTTATATTTGAAATATTTTCTACTATTCCTGATTGTGCGTTATTTGAAGATGAGGCCTTTCAACGATATGTTATGGGAATGGCTAAAATACAATTATCTAGAATATTAGGAACCTTTTCATTCAATCTGCCAGGTAATATTACTATTAACTATGATATGATTTCATCTGAAGGTAGAGAAGAAGTAGACAGAGTAGTTGAAGAAATTAAAAACGATGAAGGCGTTGATTACTTTTTCACAGGATAATTATAATCTGAAAGCTATTAAAGTAAAAGAGAATATATAATAAAAAATTAGTGTTCTTCAATGATCAGAGATATTTATAGTAGAGATGCATTAGCACCAAAGTATAACGACAATACTTTAGAGGTTAGCGATTCATTATCTCAGTTAATTATTAAGATAGAAAATTGTCTATTTACAACCAAAGGCGATGTTTTAGGAGCACCTGGTTTAGGTGCTAATTTAGATGAATTAATATTTTCATTAGTCTTAAACGAGAACACTATACAGAATAATATTAATAGTCAAATAACTGCATACTGTTTACCAAACTTTGCAGGTTTTGATGTAGATACAAAAGTTAGCTTTTTTTCTACAGAAGATCGTGACGGGTGTTTGGTTGATATTTTTGTAAATGAACAAAGAGTCATAGGCGCTCTTTTTTAAAATAATAAAGTAAATGTCATTTTTTAGTAAAACAAGATTAAAAGCTACAGAGTTATTTGAAGATTCATTTCAATATCTCCAGCGTACTTATGATCAGGCCGTAGAGGTATTTACTCCCGCGTCACCGTTTGGGCAAGTCTTGACTGTAGTTTCTAATTTAGGTGAAATGATTTTCTTTTATATAGAGGCAGTAGCTACTGAAATGAATATTTCTCGAGCAAGAAACATTGAGTCTATATATGGACTATCTAGATTAACTGGTCATGACCCTACGCGAGGTATATCTGCAAGAGGTATTATTGGATTACGATTAAACACAAGTGCGTCTAGCCTTCTTAATGGTGATTACGTTCAGATTATGAATGGTGCCAGTTTTGAAGTAGGACAAAATGGATTAACTTATTACTTAAGATTTAATAGTGATTTTATAAGATTAGATAAAACTAATAAACAATTTGTTAATGTTGAAGTAATACAAGGTGAAAAGGATGAACAGTCATTTACTGGTTCAGGTAACCCTTTACAAAGCTTTAACTTAAGCACTAAAGAACCTACTGATCAATATTTAGTTGAAGTTTATGTTGATGGTGAATTATGGAAAATAGAAGATTCATTATATGATATGAATAACGGAGAAAAATCTGTTATGGTAAAAACTAGTGTAAACGGTGGTTTAAGTATATTCTTTGGTAATAATCAATTCGGATTACCTCCTGCTTTAGGTTCTCGTATTAGAGTTACTTATGTAAAGACTAGAGGTGTTGCTGGAAATATTGGTGGTAAGGCATTAGACATAAAATTTTCAACTCCTGGAACTGATTCGTCTGGCGAGGAAGCTGATTTAAATGAAATCTTATCTATAAACATTACTAGAAATCCAATGTTTGGTTCTGATTCTGAAGATCCAACATTTACCAGATTAATTGCACCATACCAAAGTAATTCTTTTGTTTTAGCAAATCCTAATAATTATATTTACTATTTAAGTAAGTATGACTTTTGGTCTTTTATAGATGCTTATAATACAAAGAATGATGAATACTTAGATGATGATAATATTATTTACTTATTCTTAATACCAGATGTAAAGAAAAAATTAACCAGTGACTTAGATTATTTTAGTGTACCTGAGGTTGAATTTACAATGACTACACAGGAAAAAGAGATGACCTATGAAATATTAAACAAAAGCGGAAGACAAGTTGTTACTGCTGAAACTCGAATTGTAGATCCTACTATTAAAAGGTATGCATTAAATGTTGTAATAAGATGGTTTGATAATTATGATAAAGATGCTATAAGAATAGAAATAAGAAAAAACTTAGACCAATATTTTTTAAATGTAAATAGAAGAGATAGAATTCCAAGATCAGATATTATTTCAATAATTGAAAATGTTGACGGCATTGATTCTGTAAATGTATTCTTTATATCAGAAGCAAACGAACAAGCTATTAGAAATGGTTTTTATTTTGTACCTGTGTACGGTACAGATCCTGTCACAGATCAACGCGTATTAATAGAAAACACCAAAATAGTTTTAAAAGAAGGCGAAGATCCTCAAATAGGTTTGGATAGTTTTGGAGATGTAATTATTGAAAATAATGATATAGCAATTATTAGAGGTGGATGGAAAGATAGAAATGGAACATACTATGAACCTATACCAGAAGCTAATAAAATTGGTTCTCTTAATGTATTCTATAAAGAAGGTATTGCAAATAATCTTTATAATAAAATACAACAAGAAAAATATAATAAAGTTCAAAGAAGCAGAGGTACTACAATTGCAACAGGTGCTAATTCAGCTGGATTAAATACCGGTAGATTGCAAAATAGCCCTACACTTAAAGCATTAAAAGGAGAATAATATGGCAACAGTTAAAAATGATAGAACAGGATTTCCTAGCTTGTATAGAGCTACCTACGAAGAAGGATGGCAACTAAAAAATACAGGATTTGATTATTCTAAAGGGTTTTTAAGAAACATGATGGGAAAACAAATGTTTAGAAATAGACACTTAGCTGAATTCTTAGATGATTATCTTAGTCCTATTATGTTATTTTATATTAATAAAGTAAAGTACTTAAGAATTTATTATAACTTTGCAGTACCTAAGTGGTATCAAAAAATAAATTAATAAAGCGTGGCTAATTGGAAACATTTATTTTTCTTTGATAAGAACGGGAAGAATTACAACATGGCATATGACAGTACTACTGACAAGTGGTCTGGTGATATCTTTTTGCCTCAGGTTTCTATTGACTTATTTGAAGTAGGGCAGATATTTATCTTACAAAAAATGGTTAATGCTACTAGCAATACTTTTATGTATGGGTATCCTCATGCGTATAATGAGTTAGTTACTGGTGATAATTGTGATTGGGATTTTACATGGGATACTACACAGCCTAATGAAATATTTCTTTTTCAGTTTAATAAAGAGTTTAACACTGGTACACAATCTGCATTAGTCCAAGAACAAGATGGACCTCCGTTAGAAAAAATTACTAAATTAAATGCACCATTAGAATATGATTCAAATCAAACAATAAATAGTGAAGGATATATTGTTACGAATAAAATTAATTCTGAAGCATTACAAATAAACATTGCGTTCTCATCCCCGTTAGAAAATACATATAGAAGAAAGTTAATTATAACTGATGAGTGTACTAATACTATTATTGCAGAATTTACTGTTTATGCTGAGAGTATAGAAGAAGATGAAAGATTAAGAGTTATGACTCAAAACATGGGTTATAATGTTATTGCATCTGACAGTGCTGTTTTTAGAGATACAAATATTAAGGAAGTTTTACCAGATTATGTAGAAGTTAATCTTAAGAGAAAAGAAATAATGATGGATGGGCATAACATATACCCATACATAGGTTCATATAAAGGATTAATAAATGCTATAAAGTTTTTTGGTTATAATAATTTAAAGCTTAAAGAATTTTGGAAAAATGTAAATGCTAATTCTCCACAATTTGGTAAGTATATTCAAAGTAGTACTGTAGATTTATTTTCACCTACAGTTCAATTTGATGACAAGAAAATAACATTACCAAATAAAAACTTTAGAAAGACTAGTTTATTTAGTCTTATTTATAGAATTAATAAAATAGTCCCAGGAAAATTTACTGATGAGGATTTACCAGTAACAGAAGAGCTGCAAGATTTTACTATTGAAGAAATTTTAATTAAGCTATTTGGTTTAAAGAGAAAATTAGAAAATGAATATCTTCCACTTAATGCTCGCATCCAAGGAATTACAGCAGAGGCTGATTACTTTGGTTTATTAGAAGTAACTAATACTATAAGTAGAAATGATACTAATACAATTAGAGCTGGTATAAATACTGATTTTAAAATATCGCCTAGTGCATGTACATACTTAGAAGATCTTAGAAAATTTGATTCTTTTTGTTTAGAGGAAGCAGGAATTGTTGGTCAAGCAATTGTTAATTTCTGTAATGCATATATTGCACCATTAGCTGGAGCTGGCGGCGCAGCAGCAGTTGCACAAAACATGATAATAGATTATGTACCAGGACAAGTATTACCACCTTCACCAATTGGCCCAGATCCTAACAGCGTGCTTGGTGCATTACAAGATGGTAGTAATGTGCAAATAAAAGATGTAGCTGGAGTGTATGCTGCATATTTTTCTAGATACGCGCCTAATTTAAATAAGGTACCAGGACTTAATGATAAAGATGGTTATTCTTCTGAATATTTACCTGACCAACCTAACACACCTACTGGTGCTTTAATTACTTTAACTAATGATAGTTTTGGTAATATAACATGGGATAATATTAATAGTACATGGGATCAACTAACTAATGCAAATGACTTCTTTACTTTTGATTTTAATGTACAAGGCGCGAATGTTGGTGATGTTTACACTATAAGTGATCCTGCATCTGCAACCTCTGCAACTTATACTGTGGTTTTTGGCGATACAATACAATCAATTACTACAGCTATCTTTAATCAAGTAGCGGCGTTTAAGACAGCACAAACTGATCCTTGGTTATGGTTTGATTGGTCACAGGTTACAAATGATATAGGTCCATGTATTAGAGCTTACGGAAATGATGTAAATAGATTTAGAGCAACAGCTACTTTAGCTAATGCTGCAAGTGGTGGTCAATTTACAGGTATTCAATTACCTGGTGAAACTTTATTTACATGGAGTGGTTTACAATCTGGAAATATTTCAGAAATAGAATGGACTGTATATAAAGATGCATCGGATGTATCTCCTGCATACTTTTTTCAAATAAGAGGTACAATTGGGCAATATGGAACTTTACCTATAACCTTACCTTATATTGGTACTTATAATGTAGAAATGAAATTATTTGATATGTATAATAATATATCATCTTCAGTAAAGCATGATGCAATTTGTGTTGATGAAAGACAAGTAGAATACTCAGGGTGGTACCAATCAAGAAAACTTGTATATACATGGAGTAGTGAAGGTAAATATACATGGAAGGATTATGGATCTTTATGGGATTTACCTATACAACCTTCAGTAACTTGGGATGAAGAAACTCCTAGCTTATATGATTCTCTCGATAGAGTTAATGCAATCTTAAATACTTTTGGTATTGGAACTTCTACGGATTTTCAACTATTAAATTATCAAGATAGTGGTAAAGCTAGTTTTAGTGGACCATATCAATGGAAAAATTTAAACAAAAGATTTTGTACTTGGAATAACTCTTATCACTTATGGTGGGACATGACAGCAACGACTGGCGATACTCCTGCATTTTTTCAATTTAGTGAAATGAAGCCAGATACTTATTTAAAGATTGTTGATCTTAAAGGTAATATAGGAACTCATTTCTTTGATGCAGCAACAGATACTCTAGCTGAGGCAGTTGCAGAGCTTAATGTAAGCACTAATAACATTATTAACAAATATGTTTATAACTTAGTTTTAAATGCATCAAACAGTGCAATGTTTGTACAGGCAGTATCAAGATACTTTGGATTACATGGAGATTTTAAATCCGTTGATATTGTAGATATAAATAACTTAAGAGTTTGTTCAAGTGGAACTGGTAATGTTACAGATTATTTTGGAGGGGAGATAGCAGCAACTACACTATACCCACCTTTTGCTAAAGCATTACCAATAAATGGAATGACCTTACTTTCAGTAGGGGCCATTGGCGGTGCACCTGCAGTAACAGATAATTTTGTAGAAAAAGTTGCAAGATGTGTGGAAATGATATTAAATCCTGATGGTGCTAGTATAATTTACAATAAACAAGCTGCCGTATTGCAAAAACTACAATCATTAAAAACTATTCAGAGAATAGGTTATGTTGGAATGGGATCTTATACCCCAAGTTTAGAAGACATGGCAGGTTGGGATAATACTATGGACAGTAATTCAAATGTTGATTTTGTTTGGGAAAATACCTCACTATCACCACAAGCGCAAATTACAGAAGTATTAGAACATGTGCTACATACTATAACTACATTTGGTTTACCAGGTGCTTATCCTACGGTGTTTAATCAAACTTCTCCATCAGGACCAACTTATGCTGCAATGTCAGAAGCAATTAATAATGGTGTATTTGATACATCAGGATATTCACAACAACCTGGAGAAACCTTAGACGAATTTAGAGCTCTATTAATGAGAGAGTATTTATACTTATTAATATATGCAGAATGGAATTTTATTACTACTTACGTGAGCGGTGGAACTTTATCACCAGAATGGACTGCTGATACACCATCATTGGTTGCATCGACCAATCCATTAGGGCATGCTCTATATACAGATTATATAAGTAAGCTATTAGTAACACCTAGTACTACTATATTAAATACAATATTTTTAACATCAGCTACCCCATCTGGTTATGTACCATTTGAAATAGATCCTTCTGGTGGAAATGTAGATTGTTTAAGTAGAATTTACAAGTCAAGCCAAAGTATAACAAGTAATCCTACATGGGGAACTGCTAAATTTATTAATGATGGAAAAGTATTACCACCAATGTCATGGGCCATGTTTGTCTATGATAAATGTAAGATTGTTGGTAAAGATGCTCCTAAGTGGACTATCTCTAATACTACTAACTCATCCGTGGCTGATATATATTTTGAAAGCAAGTATCTAACATATCTTTTTAAAGACCCAGGAAAGTATATGATAACATTAGAACTTACTGATACGAATGGGAATAAATATAAAAAAGGTAGAAATATCTTGAATATAAAAGAGATTAAAGAATCTCAACAAATTTAAAACAAATAATAAAATGGCAATTAGCGTAACAGAAATTTTAGGAACCGATTCTTTATCAGGATCGAGGTTAGTTATTAATGATAACTTTAATGTTCTTGCTAGTGAAATTAATGCGATGGAGGTATATTTTGCCCCTACTGCTGGTACAATCACTAATTTAAATAACCTTTCAACCGAGGCATTGAGGGTAGGTTTAAGCACTATCCTACTTGATATTAATGCTAGTACTTTTGATATTTTAACCAATGTCAAAATGACGGGTAATTTAACAATGAGTGGTGGTGGAGTATTTAGAAATGATACAAATCCAACACCTCTTAATGATACTACAGCAGGATCGTCAATGACATTGGATGTCGGTACTAGTACTGCAATACCTGCTTATACAATTAATAGGTGTGGAAATACAGATATTACAGCCCCTCTAGATATATCATTGTATCAAGGAAGTATAGGACAAGAGATATTCTTTATGTGCACCGAAGGTAGTGGTGTTGTTAATGTAGCTTCTCCTGCGGGATTAAACTATATTGTAACAACAGGAACGACAAATACTATTACTTTAAATGCAGTAGGTGAAAGTGTACATCTTTTAGCAATTGACAATGGATCAGGTATTCCTATTTGGTATATTGTTGGTGGACAAGGATATGTATTATCATAATTAATTAAAGAAAAAAACTATACATGGCAACAACGCCCTTAATCAGAACTCCGCAGGCAGATGGGGGAACATTTTATACGTTCTCTTCTTCTGCTAAAGACTTATCTAGAACTCTCAATAATGATGAGCTTAAATTAGTCTTTTCTAAGTTTGTGCTTCTTAATCTACCAGATATGGATAGATTAGATCCAAATACATTTAGCCAATACCAAAACTATATGCAGTTTGATACTATTGATGGTGCAATATGGAGCGGCGGCTTAAAAGGTGATCCTAATGTTAATTTTACTGAAAGTCTTCAAAACTATGCGCTTAATTTAGAAGAACTTATAATTAGTGATGCAACATATGATAATACTACAAATTTAACTGTATCTGAAAGAGTATTTTTTAAATGGCTTAAGGAAACTGGAGCAATGAGATTTAGAGAAGCTACTGTTTTAGAAAAAGCAAGTGGTATAACAACACCTAGATTTGTTGAGGAAGATGAAGTAACTGCAGGTACGCGACAGTACAGAAGAGTAGTTAGATATATTGGTGAAATTGATATTGTAAATAATGTAGATAAGGCCGGAGAAGCGTATACTGAATTGTATATTAATGTACCTACAGAAGTAGGTAGAACTCCCACTATCCTCTTTGATTCAATTTCTGATACGAATTATCAACCATCATTAAAGATTACGCGTACAGGCCCTGGTAGTGAATATATAATGGGAAGGAACTCATCATCAGTTCATCCTCAAGGATTGGATATGTTTGCTTGGTATGATTATGATCAACCATTACAAGGTGGAGGTCCTGCTGGTTATACTGATCCTGTTGCAAATTGGATGGATGAATCAACACCACCTACTTCAGTAGATTCTTATTTTACAGAGCCTACATCTTTTACAAGTGTTCTTAACGCTAATATTATAAAATACCCTGGTGATTATAACAATCCTACTGGTTATGTTGGATCTGCTTATGTAAGATCTGAATTGGATGGAATCTCAGTAGATTTTAATCCTAATGATTATCAACAAATTGCACAAGATCCTACTATAAGTACTATTCCACAATTTAATGGAACTGATTTAGCTGAATCATTTGAATTCAATGCTGTATTGGTTTATTATGATATGGTAGACTTAAGTGATTCAAATAAAACAAAAACAAACTTATATGGTATTTTAATCTTAGATAACATAACACCTACAACTGATGGTGGTTATATTCAAAGATATCCAAAATACAAACCTAATCTTACAACTGGACAAAACGGTAACAGTTATGGATTTAAAATTAATTTAAGATTTGATGCTTCACCAGGTACTGCAGGTATTGATACAATTGTAAATGATTATAATACATTCTCAATGGGATTATTTTCAGATGCATCAGCTCAATTACAGGCATCAGCTCAAATATTCCAAAGACAACAATTAGAACTTGCTGATATAGAATTGAGATTAGCTTCTGTTGAAAATACCCTTAATTCTGTTAGTACTTCTGCTTTTTTACAATCTCAGATTAATAGTCTACAAACGCAACTCGATAATGCTTCATTAGCATTCGCAAGTAGTACTACATTACTTGATTTAATTGCTAAAAACTCAGATGAAATTCAATCTATAGCTAATGGAAATGTTTCGCAAACTTTACAATATAATACAGATGTTGTAAGACAAGGTACAGGTATATCTGTAAATACAAATACACCTAATCAAATACAAATTTCTAATAATGTACAAGCATACAATTTCATGGTACCTATGGATGCTGGAAATGTTCAAGTTACTATTGCAAATCCATTAAATTTAAATGTAGTAAACCCAGGAGTATTTGTTGATTTATCAACTTATACAAATATGCTAAGATTAGATACTATTAATACTGCAAAAGGAGACCTAGTTATTTATATTGATGATACTGATACTCAGTGGAGAACTGGGCAAACTGTAAGGTTAACATTTAATAATGTTCTTCTTATAGGATCACGAGATATAAAAATATATACTGATGCACCAAGTAGACTTAATACAGGTTCGTTTGGTAAATTAGCTGCAACTATACCTAATCTTGACCTAAGCAATATTCCAATTATTGATCTGATTTGTACAGAGCAAGGAGTATTAACTTTTGCATATGATATAGTTAAATAAATAATAAAATTGAAACCTAGATAATGGCTGAAAATAATTCAATACAAACAATGCTACCGGAACTGTTAAGACTTTTTAACAATTCACTGGAGAGCTTTGAGAAAGTTAATCAAGCAATTACATCAAGCAGAGAATCTGTAACTGTTAACATTCAGAATAATGATGGAACAAATGCTAGGATTACTATACCGAGTTTTGGATTTCTTAAAAATTCAGTTGATAGATTAAATACAAACATTAATACTCTTACTAATTTTAATGATGGTGATAGTTCTATAAGATTAGCAGATGGTACATTTAGAAAATTAGTTTTAGCTAAATTACCAACAGAAGCCTTAGATTTAACTTCTCTTAATTCTATTAATGAATTTGATGTTAAACCTAATTGGTTTTTTGAAGAATTAATTAATCCATTATTATATGTAGCATTTAATATCACAGGGCAAGCACCTATTGATACAGAGCGAGCTATTGTTCAAAGATATATTTTAGATACAAATAGCCAAAGCAAAATTAACTTTTTTGAAAATAATTATAATGGCAATGCTGTAATTGATTATAATACATTTTTACAAGCAATTGTTGAAAAGAATATTTCTTATGTATTAGATGAGGCTGTTGTTGATTTGCCACCTAGAGATAAAAGATTTTCAGGTAAATTTAGTGTAATAAGAATTGGAGAAGAAAGTGTAACACAAACAGTTAATGGTGTTGAGCAGACTATTGTACAAAAATTATATAAATTAAATAAAATATTTTATTCTGATGCAGAAGCTGATTTTGCAGATACTGTGCAGCTTAAAGTAGGTGATAGCCTAGAAGTAGTATCTACACCTATTGATACAAGATATACAGTAACACAAATTGATACAAGTACTAATTCTGTTATTGTAAGATTACAAGAAGGGTCAAGAACTATTAGTATTGGTGCAGATGTTTTAAAGATAGGATCTGCGTTAAGTGATTCGTTAGAGGTAGATGTAACTGTTGGTTTTAATGAAAGGTGTGTAACTTTTATTAAACCAATTGATCCAGATTCAAAAATACCTGCAGTGAATTGGTCACCAGGTAGTGGTTTTTATACAAATGATTTAACAACAATTAATTCTGCAGGTACTGCTCAAACTCTTGCTGACTATTATCAACAGAATGCTGTTGATTTTGGTAGATATTTATTATCATTTGCACAAGATAAGATTCCAACAAGTAGAGAAGGTTTAATTCCTAATTCTCCAGTACTATCACCAAATGATTTTACAGTATCATTAATAAATGGACAAGTTAGTCAATCAGATTCAATTGTACAGCTTAAGGATTTAAATAACCAAAAGAATACTATACAATCTACATTATCTGAATTAGATGTAGCCATTTCACAAAGTAGAACACGAATACAAACAACTAATTATTCAACAGAAGTTGAAAGAGATGCTGATAAGAATGCTTTACAGGGTTTAATTACCGAAAGAGCTTCACAAGCAAAACTATATTCTTCAGTAGTAACTGAAATAGATGCATTTGCATCTGATAACTCAGTAAGTAGTATAACACCTAAATATAGGGTTAGAGGATTTTGGGCAATGCCTGAGGAAAAATCAGCCCCAGAAACTGGAGTACAAGATATAATTAAATTTAGATATCGTTATAGATATCTTTCCGCTGATGGTGCAGCTAATGCAGTTGATCAGTTTACATACACTGATGGTAGTGGAACAAGCCAAGGCGCGTTTTCTAACTATGTAATTGTAGATAGTGTAATAAGACCTAGAACTAAAAATAGTATAACAGGTTTATATGAATGGGCTCCGCTTGATGATGACAATGCAAATTCTGTAAATATCAATCAATTAGATATTCCAATTAGAAAAGGGGAACAGGTAGAAATAGAGGTTCAATCTATATCAGAAGCAGGTTGGCCATCTAATCCATTAGAAAGTGAATTCAGTACTGCTATAAGAGTTGAGTTTCCAGCAGACTTAAGCTCTGATAATGCATTAGAATCTATACTTGCACAGAATAAAGAAGATTTAGCATCAGTTGCATTAAATGAAAATTTAGAATCTATTGGGTTACCTACTCACTTAAGTAGTTCATTTACTGCAAATGAAACATATTATGCGCATTCATCACCAGTAATTGCATCAGGGTTTTTATCAGAAAATCAAACACCTATTGATCTTTTTACTAAATTGACAGAAATGCAAAATCAATTAGATTTATTTTCTGAAATATTAAATTCTGCACAAGGTGAATTACAAACAACATTAGTTGATGACACTGGTAATACATTTAATTTAAGGAGAAATGCAGTTACAAAGGTATTTGCTGGTTTTTATTCACAAGAGGTTGATGGATTAGATGATCCTAGAGGAGCTGTGGTTTCCAAAACTTATTTTATTAATATTGCAAATGCATCACAAACTGCATTACAATTATTGGCAAGAATAACAGGTAGTCGTAGTAGGATGGTAAAACAATCTGAAAACCCTGGTGATTATTCACCAACTAATACTGGTGCTTTGGATAACGGATCTGTAATATTACCAGCAACATATTCATGGTTAGATAATAGTGCTAGTAATCAATCTGATAATAGACAAACATACAGAGGAGATGATACAGATTATAACACAGTTAGGAAATATGATTTAACTCCTATTATTCTAACAAATCCTGATGTTACTACTGCTACACAATATGGTCAGATGGTATCAACACCACCATTTGGATCAACACAAAATAAAAATCAATTTATATATAGTAGGTTTAGCGATGTATCGGCAGAAGGTAATTTTTATAGTTATCTAAATCCAGATTCACCAACTAATTTATATACATTTAATTTAGATACTTTAGAGAATTTTTATAATGCAAACTCAGCAACTACAATAGGAGCACCAACTACCGAATTTATATGGGGTGGTGGTTTTGATGCAGCAGGCTTAGCAACAACTACTAGTGGCTACCCTACTAATGATGATGTAGTATCAGTTTCAATTGCTCACCCTTTCTTAACTAATTATACTGCATATAGAAATGCTTACATTTCTTTGACTGGAGATACTAATACTTTATCAACCACACCTACATTTCCACTAGACTGTTCTAGTGCAGGTAATGGTACAGGTGCTGTAATATTTAGACAATCTAAATTTGCACCAATTACAGCAGATACAAAGTATGGCAAGCAGCAAGGAATATATTTAAATGAAAATGTTACTGATTTATTAGACTTATCAAGTGGAAATGCAGGCGCAGTTCCACCGATAGTTGCATTGCAGCCAAATTTTGATACTGGGCAAACATTACAACCAAGCCCATCACTCTCATCACCTGCATTGGCTAACCTTTGGGATGAATCTGCAGCAGGTTATATTACAGGTGGTTATAGTAGGAATGGAAAAACTTCATTTGAAGGATTTGACCAATATACTTTAGGAAAGCAATCATGTGGATCTTATTTGTTTGTTTCTTCTGATAATCATTTAAATATTCAAGTAGATGGAGATTCAATTCAATCTCGAGAAGTTATAGCATTCGGTCAGCAAAATGCCATTAGCGTTCCACTAGTCTTTCAATATAGAATGACTGATTATTTTGGGGCTACATCAGGAACTGGTTTAGGTAATATTGGTGGAGATAGTACAGGATCAACTGTTAATTTAACATATGCTAAAAGAATAGGATTTGACTTATTACCAAATAACTCTGAGGTAATACAATTTGATATTGAAATTTCTGCTAAATATAGATCTGATAGATTAAGTATAGATGTATTCCCTAAAGCTACAGTAACTAAAGGCTTAAATGATTTAGAAAAAGTTGTATCAGCGCTAAGACCATCAATAAGACAAACTGCCGTAAGCAATAATGGTGGCAGTAGTGGAGGTGGAAGTGGAGGCGGACAATCTTTCATTGGCAACGTATTATAATTTAACCAATATCTTTTGGTGAATATATAAAAAAAGTGAAAGATAAATGGCTGAAAAACTCCTAGATAAAGCGTCGTATAGTTTAGTTAGAACTAATCCTAAATTAACAGGTAATGTTAAAGTAGTATCGGATGGTACTGATATTTACTTAGAATCCTTTAGTGCTAATACAAGACTTGCATCTCAGAAATTTAAAGCATTTAAGGTTGATGGTTCTAGTACCTATGATCGTGATGTTTTTAGATTTTTTGATTTTGGAAAATTTCCTAAAGAAGCTGCGTACGAAATCTTCCAAGAATATGAAGATGATGCAGTACTATCTAAATACGGTAATCAATATGAAATGTTTTATTGCGCAGGGACTAGGTCAGTTGCGTCGGAAGCATATTCACAGAGTTTAGCTACATTAGCGCCTCTTTGGTTAAATGATCAAATGCCTAATTACTTTGTAGTTTTTAGATTAGATAACCCAGCAGCAGTAAATAATTTTAGAGCTGCAACTGAGAATGCTAATACTGTAAATGCACAAACATCTGCTGAATTTAGCAAAAATGTTTTGGAGAATTGTACTGCAATTAAAACATTTGATTTAACAGAAAGTACCCCACTAGGATCTTATATTAGAAATTATAGAAATCAAGAAACATTTCCAGAAGTACCACTAAATGTTTCATGGAGAAAAGACGAGCCTATCTTGTGGAATGGTATATCTTATAAAAGTGGAGGGTTTACTAGCACAGGAAATTTTGCATATAATGATATAATCGGTAAAGATTCTACTATTATTCAAGATGAGTATTTATTTACGCAAGGGTTTCAGAATAATGGAATTCTTTTGGCTAATCTTTTAAATATGGAATTCTTATTTGATGATCCTACTGCTGAAGATTATTCAATTAATAGATATTTTGGTATGTATGTTAATGATATTGAAGAAGGTAGGTTTGATATATCAGGAGAAGCATTTTATAAAAATACAGAAAAAACACAGTTACCTAAAATAACTACAATAACTGAAGTTTCACAAGATCTTAATACTCCCTTTACTATAACTAATGAACAAGGTATATTACTATTTTTAGATCCTTTAAAAACAGAAACTATTACAGGATTACCAACACCTACTAGAGTAGATGAAGTTGAATCTATTTTTTATGTTAAGGATAAAGAAGATGATTTTCATACAATTAAAAAAGGGGCAATTTGGGGTAAAAATCAAATAAGATTATTTGACACTGAGGTTGATGTTTCTTTATTTACAGGTTATAAGGATCCTGATACTTTTGCTAATGCTAGTATTATAAATCGCGCAGGTGTTGCACAGATGTATATAAAGGTATTAGATAATATTGAAGATGGCTTTAGTATAACTTTTTATGATGGCTCATCTGTCACAGGTAAAATATTTGCTAATAGTACACTGGCACCAATACCTGGGAAATCATTTGAAAGATTCTTTAATCCTAGCGGTACAATACAAGAAGTTGCACAATCTATAACTTCTGCTATTAATAATGGTATAGATGAAAATGTTAGATTTTTTGTAGCCTCTTATAATGATAGTACTGTTTATGTTAAGTCAAGATTTAGTGGTAATAGATTTAATAGAATGGGATTTCTGTTGGATATACAATTCCCAGAAGCGTTTTCACAATTGCAAACATACCCATTAACCACACTAGTTAGCCCATCTAATACTTTTGTTGGTGGGAATGATGTTAAGAATAGTTTGCTAAAAGTTGAATTAGGAGATCAAGATAGATTTACACCTGGTGAGTTTGTACAAACAACTGGTGGTTATGCTGTTATTGGTGATTGGGTTCCATACACTGATGAACCTATTTATAATGGTTTTAATGAAATTATAGGATATACTGATATAGATAAATATGCAATCATAACATGTAATGATGATGAGATAATAGTTACTAGGTCTAATCAAGTTGCACTCTATTCAGATTACAAGCCATCATTTGGTAGATTTTCATTTTTTGAAGTTAGAGATTTTGATTTTAATTTCTATAGTACTATGTATAGTGAAGAAGGTGAATTAGATTTTGAGTTTAAAGAATATAACCAAACTACACCAGGTATAGTACCTCCTCAATATACTGGAGTAAGTAGCAATCCACAGATTAGAAACTTTTATGATAATGGTGGGTTTTATAATCTTATCGGTTTATTAAATGATGCAGAAGACCAGAACCCTAATGATGAATATATTAAAAGTGAATATGTTAGGTTGGAAGAAAACTTTTTAACTTCGCAGGCCGCTGCGTCTAGAATTGCACCTTATATTAATAAATGGGGATGGGTTAACGACGGTAAAGATGTAAGAAATCATCCTTATAGATTGGATGTAAATGAAGCCTTTGGTTTAAATAACTTTGCACCATCTAAATGGGATAAGATACAAGAGGCTAGTGGTTATTCTCATGAGTGGTATTACTTATCTGAATTTCCAGAATATTTTACTAATGACGCAATTGAAAGCTCTTGGAGTTATTGCGTTAAGGCACCTACCGATAATATAGAAGCTAATTTATTTACTGGGCAAGTATTTGTGCCAGGTACTTTTCAAAATGTTAACATAAATTATTTTGATGAATATTTTATTGTACAAAAATTTGATTTTGGTAATAGCAATATTGTAGAGATAGATAGACAACTAAGATATGGTAGATTTAGCGGTGGTAATGAAGATAATTTTGCTGAGGCATTTTTACGAGGTGTTAGAATTATAGCAAAGCCTAAATCAATTGGTACAGAAAAACCTGATTTTAATGCTAGATCATTATCATATGTTAGAGATGGTTCTTTTAATGATTATAGATTTTCTGTTATCATGGTTCCTAATTTACCAGATAGCCCGCCATTTGAAATTAAGTTTATAAAAAATGAAAAGTGGAAAACTATAGTAATGTTTATTTCAATTGAATATGCTGTAAAGTGTTTAAATGATAATACTAAATCTATTATAGATAGAACTAGTTTATATTCTTTAAATAGTAATTGGGCCGTCAATCCAGCTACATGTGCACCACAAAACATTCCTAACCCATACACTAATACTACAGTGAGTGGTGCAATTGCATTAACGCAATCTTATTTAGAACCATCTGGTGATATTATTGTTAAATGGCAACCAGATAAAGATGGTGTTTTACCTGACTTGATTAATGATATTAGAATTTTAGAAGATGGAACTTATGGTGAGATTAAATTTACAATTGGTTTTGATATCTTTGTAATTAATGGGATTATTAATATTGAAAATTTTAATACACTAAGAGTAGCGGCTAATGGTTTTACGAAAAATGGTAATGTGCAATCAATTCCATCATCTTCACCAAATAATGTTGAATTAAGAGCTGCAACATACCAAATTAATAAAGGTGGTTATTTACAATATACTGATAGACTTAATTCAGCTAGCTTTGGAGAAATGTTTGATGCGGTTAATCAAGGTAACCCAAGTGTTATATATGAAACGATTGCAACTGATGGGAGCCAACTTAGAAATAATGACGGTTCATTAGCACAAACTTTTAGTATTGAACTAAGAGCACAGGCAGATATACTTAAAGCTATATATGTTGGTGTATTACCTGATCCGGCAAAGCCAACTGCATTTAACTTAACTGATGTGGTTGGGTATGATTTATCTTTACAGAAAAAACCAAGGTTAGTACCTATTGCAAGACATGCTGGTTATTATGCACCGTATGCGTTACCCCTGCTTTCATTTAGAGATCCTTATCAAAATTTAGATTTTAATGATGTTACTGGTGGAACAGGTACTTCACTTATTCCAGATGCTGATTATAAAATAAAGGTAGCGGAATTATGTAAATATAAAAATGCACAATTTTATAGTAAAGATCCTACATTTGGCCAAGTACAAAATTTCTTTTATCATAAAGTAAATGAACAAGATCCATCAACAGTTTTAGAATTATCAAGAGAAAGTGCATTCCCTAGTTTATATCCTCTAATTAATGAAATAGGTATTGACTATAAAGATTTTTATGCATTCTCATCAAACTGGGAACCGTCGTATTTTATTAAAAGTATTGATAAGTCTCAAATACAAAAGATTATTGGAACAAGATCAATGCTTGAGCGAAAGTCATTTTTCGGATCTAAATATTTAAAAGTTCCAGAAACTATTATATTAGAAACATTTAAACCAGATCCATTTGTTAAAGGCGCAATTAGACAGCCCAGTTTAATAGATGGTACATTTATGTACTTAGATCAACCTTCTGTAACAATTAATAAAAAAACAATTCAACGAGAAGGCGTAGTAAGCACTAGATCAATTAAGAAAAAACCTTCTGCTCCTGTAATTAATTTTTACTTATTTAATCAAAAGAGATTAATGGAACATCTATTTACTCCAATTAAAGAACAATTTTTAAAGTATGTTAATGAATTGTATGGGTGGGGTAATTTAGAAACTCTTGATGATGATGTTAATCAATACATAAGAGAAAATATATTAAAATTATATAAAGTAGAAAAAGTTGAATTATATACATTAGCCAGCAGGACAAAAGGCGGATCTACATATACTACAGCTGAATTAACAGATGCACAAAAAATTAATAATGGTTTAACTATTAATAATAATGTAGCATCAAAAACTTTAAATACAAACCCATTTGATTTAAGGCTAATATATAATAAAAGAACAGGTTTCTCTGAATCATTTGGTTTCAGTGTTACAATAGTTAAAAAATAATAGAAAAGAAATGCCAATCACTATAAAAGAAATAATAGCATCGGATACTATTTCACAACTGGTCGATAAAACAAATTTTAATTTTGATCAATTGTTACTTAATGGTGGAGGTCCAACTGGCCCTGCCGGTATACAAGGACCTGTTGGTCCTGCAGGTGGAAGAGGACCAAAAGGAACTACATGGTATGAAGATACTGCTACATCTGCACCAGGTACTACACCTACTGCTAATTTTCCAACATTAACACCGTTAAGTGGTGATTACTATTTACAATTTAATGGCCAAGTATGGGAATATACTGGATTAGTATGGTCAATTACTACAATAAATTTACAAGGGCCTATGGGTCCGCAGGGGCCAGGTGGTGGAATGGGAGATACTTTTGGTTCGCCAACTATTGGTTTACAAACTGCTATTTATAATGGTACTATTGGATTAGGAGCAGGTGCTACAACTGGTGCTGGTGGTAATGAAGGTATTGCTTCTGTTATGATTGGTGGGGCAGTAACAACAACAACTCAATTGACAGGCATACCTTTAACTAATGCTTATGTTATTCCTGATTCAGTTGCTACCCAATTAATTTCCAGCGCAGCTTCACTATTAATACATCAAAAAGATTCTACTGCAAAGGCAATAGTGTTTCATGGCGGTTATGCAAATTTAGGTGATAAGTTTTATCAAACAGATCTAGGAGGGTTATCAAATATTAAAATTGGCGTAGATGACAGATTAATTTTAAGTGTACCTAAGGCTTCTACCACTCCTTCTTCAATAAATGACTTGATTGGTTTTGAGCTTGATATACCAGAAAGATCTCAGTTATTTACTGCCGGAAAGGCAATCACATTCCAAACTGGAGATAGAAGTACCTTGGATTTATCAGGTGAAAATTCAAACTTTGATATTAGTGTTGGGACAGGATCAAGCCCAGGTGGAAATCAATTCAGTGTTACAACTTCAGGTACAGCTGCATCTGCAATTATGCAAATGGGTACAGGCTTTACTACAGTAACAAACCAAAATGCTAGAGTAGGCGATTTTCAAATACAAACAGGGAACATAGGCCTAGTATCATCGGCTAACAATAATATTAAGCTATTCTCAGGAGGAACAATAGATTTAGAAACTACAAATGGAAGTAATCCAGTAGGCAGAATTAATCTACTATCAGGTGCAGGTGGAATAACTGCACAAACTAATGATGGAACAATACAACTTAAACAGAATAGTTCAGCCGGGACAGCAACAGCTGACATTCTTATTGAAAATGCGTCTACTGCTGGCTCAGCTACTGCGGGAGGAGATATTAGAATACAAGGAAATAGTTTAATAGTATTAAAGAAGACAATACAAACTTCATTAGAAGCACCAAGTATAGTTATTGATTATACACGACTTACACCACCTAGTGATACACCAACACCGTTTACTAGATTTGTAGGAAAGCAAACAATTTCACCAACGGGTTTAAGTGGTATTACTTATCCTTCATTAAGCCATAATACACTTATATATAAAAATCCTGAAACAGTAGTAAATACTGCTAATGCTATATTTGAATTGACAGGAACAGCAGGTGTTACAGATTATGCACCTGGTATATTTTTACAAGCATGGACAGGTGGACCACAGTCAACTTCAGGTGTTGAAGCTGGTTTACTAACAATTAACTTAGGAAGCGAAGGACCAGTATCACCTGTTATTGCAGGTTATGAGCTATTTGATAATTCACTAGGGTTTGGAGTAAGAGATCAAACTAATACAAAAGATTATTTTAATGCAAGTGCAAATAAAATTTCATTTGGAGCACCGTGGGTATTAAAAAGAGCAAATGATTTAAATAGTTCTATTAACTCTGCAC